CAGAAACTTTAGCACAGCAAAGAGCAGAGCTTAATATTTTAGTTGGAAGATTAACTGATGTAAATATACAAGAAAAAGAAAGGAATAAATTGCTTGGTGAAATACAAGTTAAATATCCTGATTTTTTAGACAACTTAGATACTGAAAAAGTAACTACAACTCAATTAAGAGATAGATTAAGAGAGCTTAATGTAACATTAAAAAATAGAATTTTATTACAAAGAGAAGTTGAAAAAGCACAAAAAGCAAAAGAAAAAGCCGATAAAGCTGTTAATAAAGAAATAGATAAAGAAGAAAAGTTTTTAGGTAGACTAAATAAAATTACAGAAAAATACAATATTACTTTACAAGAAGGTTTAACTTTCCAACAACAATATGAAACAGTAATTAAACAATTGCAGTTAGATTATAATGGCTTTGGTAGAGTTTTAGATCCTGTTTTAAATCAATCTATATTATTAAAAGATGCTTTTTTAGGATTAACCAATGCTCAAAGAAATGCCACAAAAAGCACTAAAGAATATGCTGATGCAGAACAAGATGTTGTTGATTTAGAAAAAGAATTAGGTTTGCAAGTAGAGTCTAATACGACATCTATAGAAAAAAACACAAATGCAACTAAAAAGAATAAAAAATCAAAACTTGCAGTTGTAGAAACAACTAATGAAGAAATAGACTTAGAGAAAAAGTTAAGAAAAGAACGAAAAGATGCAATAGATGATATTGATGATTTAGGTGATGCTTTAATACAACTTGCAGGTGAAAATAAAAAATTAAATAAAGTTAGAGAAATTGGTGTGGCTATAACACAAGCTGCAGCAGCAGCAGAATCTGTTTTAAGAATACAAGAAATATTTGCTAAGATTAGCAAGGGAGAATTAACTCTTGCTACCTTATTGGGTAATAAAGCAAAAGTAGCTAATGTTGCTGCAACAACTGCTGAAACTGTTGCTACTGGTGCTAATACTGTAGCCACAACAGCTAATACTGTAGTTGAAACTGCTAGTATTGTTCCTAAGGTAGCTTCTGGTGCAGCAAGTCAAACTAAATTACCATTTCCAATAAACTTAATAGCAGTAGCTGCAACTTTAGCTATATTATCAAGAATTATGAAAAGTTTTGGTGATGGTGGTGTAATTGATACATTTGCCAATGGTGGTATGGTTCATGGTAAATCTCATGCACAAGGTGGTGAGAAGTTTGCAGTAGGTGGTAGAGTAGTAGAGTTAGAAGGTGGTGAAGCAGTTATAAATAAACGTAGTACATCTATGTTTAGAAACCAATTATCTGCAATGAACGCAGCAGGTGGTGGTGTGAAGTTTGCTGATGGTGGTTTAATGAATATGCCATCATTTGCACAATCACAATTTAGTGCAACAAGTCAAGCAGGTATGATGGGTGCAATAGGACAGGGTGGTAAAGTGGTAGTAGTAGAATCAGATATTTCTACTGTACAAAATACTGTTTCAGTTATAGAAGCTGAAGCAACAATTTAAAATTAAACAAATGTTTGTTAATAAAAAAACAAAGTTAGAAAGATTATCTATTTGTAAAAAATGTACTTTTTACAGAAATTTTTTGATGCTTAAAAAACCAGTAATAAATTGGGGATCAAGATGTGCTAAATGTTCTTGTTTCTTAGATGCAAAGACATCTCTCTCTGCAGACTGGTATGGTAAGTGTCCAGAAGGCAAATGGTAATTAAAATAACAATATGAATTTACAAGAAATAGCTAAATCTGTCGCAAAGACAGACAGAGAGCTTGTTAAAAAATCTGTTGAAGAAAACAGAAATTACAATGCTAATTTTGGTAAACATAAAAATGACTCAATGTATATTATGTATGATCAATGGCATAAATTATTTCCTGCAAACAAGCAAGATATAAACTGTTCATCATGTAGAAATGCAGTTGTAAAGTTCTGGAATACAATGTGTGAGGTATGGTTAAAAGAAAACACTAAGAAAAAAAAGAATGTCAAAAAGACAAAATAAAGTAGATGTAGTTTTTGATTACTTAGAGTTATTAAATATAGAGATTTTTAAAAGGTTCGGTGAAACTGCCACACCTAAAGATATATTAAAACACTTAGTAGAGAGGGGTATGGTAGAACCTAAACGATTAAGAAACTATATGATTATAGCAGACTTTGACAGAAGATTAGTTTTTAATAAAGGCAACAGAACACACACCTTTATGGACTTATCACATAAATATAAGATAAGTGAAAGTCAGGCACAAAATATAGTATATAAATACAGAAAAAAATCAAGAGCATCTGAGAATATCTCTTACTAAAAGTTTTTTCCACAAATTAGGTAGATAAAGTGTCAATTAGATTCTAATTTTGCAGGTATGAATAAGAAATGGTTTAATATACAAGGAAAAGCAACAGATGCTGTTGCTGAGGTTTACATCTTTGATGAGATAGGTGCTTATGGTATTACTGCACAAGACTTTATTTCTGAGATGAAAGAGTACAAAGATACTCCTGTTAATTTACGAATCAACTGTATTGGTGGTGATGTGTTTGATGGGATGGCTATGTACAATATAATAAAAAAGAGAGAAGCAAAAACTACTGCTTATATTGAGGGTATAGCTGCTAGTATGGGTAGTGTTATAGCTTTAGCTGCTGATGAAGTTGTCATGGCTGAAAATTCTCTTTTTATGATACACAATGCTTGGGGTGGTGCAATGGGTGAAGCTGAAGATATGAGAAAGACTGCATCTATCTTAGAAAAGATTAGTGGTGAAATTGCTAATATTTATGAGAGAAAAACAAGATTGTCGTTAAATAGAATTGTTGAAATGATGGATAAAGAAACTTGGTTAAATGCTTCTGAAGCATATGAATTAGGTTTTATTGATCTTATTTCTGATTCTATTAAAGTAGCAGCTAAGTATGATGTTTCTAAATTCAAAAACATTACTACTGAACAAATACATAATAAATTAAATATTAACGTAAATAACAAAAAAATGACTGAAGAGTTAAAAAATTGGTTTAACAACAAAGTTGATGAGATTGTAAACTCTGTAAAAGGAGCTGACAACAAATCAGAAAATGTTGTAACTGAGGTTAATGTTATGCTTTCAGATAATGAAGAAATATCAAACAAATTATCTTCTTTTGAAGCAAGTGTAACTGACTTAAATGGAAAAATTGTTTCTTTAGAAGAAGAATTAACTTCTACTAAAGGAGAAAATGAAACTCTTTCTACTGAAATAGAAAGACTAAATGCTTTATTGAACAAAGCAGATGCTAAAGGTACTGAAGTGGTAACTGAAGGCGACCCTGCTGTAGTTGAAAATAAAACTGTTGATGCTAATGCAACTTTTTACAATGCAATGGCTGAAAGAGTAAGAGCAAAATTTAATAATTAATAATCTAAAATAAATAAAAAAATGGCAAACGTAGCTTTAAATAGTATAGCAGCAACTTATGGTGGTGCTAACTTAAACGAAATCTTTTATGAGCCAGTATTTAGAAGTGATGATTTAATGCGTAACTACAGAGTAATTCCTAATGTTAAGCACAAAATGAATGTATACACTTCTGCTGCTCTAACTAAAATAGTAGAACCTTACTCAACTTGTTCTAGTGGTAATGAAACTGGAGGGTTTAATATTGATGACAAAGTAATAACTGCAGGTAGATGTAGAGTTGCTTTATCACAATGTACTGATGAGTTCTTTGGAACTTACATTGAAGAAATGTACAGAAATGGTGTAGATGTAATGAATGTAGAAGGCACTCAATTAGCTGATGCAATTGTAAACAGAGCAGTTAAAGGTATTGCTTCTGATGTATTAAGATTAGCTTGGGGTGGTGATGGTGCATCTGCAGGTTATACAGCATTTGATGGTTGGATGAAATTAATGGGTGCTGATGCAACTGTATTAGCAGCTCAATTACAACAAACAGGTGCTACTGACCCTGCTGCTCCAAGTGCAGGTAATGCAATTGGTCTTTTAAGAAAAGCATATGACCAAGCTCCTGCAGCTTTACAACAAGTTCCTGCATCTGACAAGAAAATGTTTGTAACTCCTGCATTATTCAATGCTTACTTAGCAAACTTAGAAGGTTCTTCTGCAGATTTAGCTATTGTAAACACACAAGATGGTTACACTAGAGTAAGTTTCAGAGGTGTTCAAGTAATAGCAATGTATGAGTGGGATACTATCTTAACAGATTTAAACCCTGCAATTTTTGTAGACCAAAGTGCTGCTGCAACTGGTAATGCTTCACAAGGAGTATGTTACTGTGCAACAGAGAACTTAATTATAGGTTCTGATGTTACTGATCCAGAAGGTTCATTTAAAGTATTCTATGATGATTTAGAAGAAAAAATGTTCTTTAGAGGTTACTTCAAGTTAGGAGTACAGTTCTTGTACCCTTCACTTGTTCAATGGGGAATTGTAACTGCTTAATAACAACAATGTAATATAGAGAGAGTGTAAAAGCTCTCTCTAATTTACTTTTTAATAACTTTTAATAAATAATAATAATATGGCTATAGATACAGGTTTAGGTGTTACTTGTGCAGATTTACAAGCAACAGGTGGTATTAAGCAAATTCTTTTAAGATCATGGGCTACTGGTGATGTGGTAAATTATGGTGCTGCAGGTACTCATTCTATTGTAAGCATACTAGAAACTGCTGCAGATGCTAACTGGTTTGTGTATGAGTTTAAAAACGAAACTCCTGCAATGACTATAAATGCAACTAAAGAAAATGGTTCAACTGCTTTTGAGTGTGGTTTATCTTTTATGTTACCAAAAATGGATGTTACAAAATTTAGTGAGTTACAAAACTTATTAAATACTTGCATGATGGGAATTGCTATTGACACTAATGACAAAGCATTTGTTATAGGTGTTAGTGAGAAATATGCTAATGAAGATGTTCCTTCAAAAAATCAAACATTCTTGAATTTAGCAAGTATGGAAGGTGGAACTGGAGCAGCTTATTCTGATGAGAATGGTATAACAGTTAGTTTAATGGCAAGACAATTTGAATTGCCAAGAGAGTATGCAGGTACAATTACTGTAGATACTTCTGCATTAACTGCAACTACTGGAGCTTAATACTAATTAGATAAATAATAGGTAGAAACTTAGGTTTTGTAAATCCTATTAATATCTTTTTTTTAATATGTGTGATTGCAACAAAAAAATTGTAGATTTATCACACTTAAAAATTTATACAATTATGGCAACATACAAAGCAAAACTATCTTCTGGTTCAACTTACAAAGGAGATTTTAAAATTACTTGGGCAACAGCGACACAAGAAGAATTGGCTTATGCTTATGAAGAAGTAGGTTTAAATAATTTAATAGAAAAAATAACAAAAACAAAAGATGAGTCAGAAAAAACAAGCAAGAAAAAGTCAAGTAAGAAAGCAGACTCAACAAAAGAGTAATACTTTTGAGTTTGGTGTTTTTGATTTAGCAGTACCACAAAACGTAGAAGAACCACAAGATATATCAAAGGTACTTACTAAGTACATACCTTTTGGTAACAACAATTTATTTCCACAATATTTAGCAGAGCTTAAACGTAAGTCATCTACACATAGAAGTGTACTTGCACAAAAGACTGTATTTACAAGTGGTGCTAAGTTTGTTACAAGCAATCAAGAAATACAAGCATACATAAAAGATGTAAATGCTAACAAAGAAACTTTAAGACAAGTTTATAAGAAATTAGCTGATGACTATTATACTTTTGGAAATGCCTATGTAGAAGGTGTTTTATATGATGGTGGGGTAAACCTATACCATATAGATGCAACTACTGTTAGAATGGCTAAAAACAAGAAAGAAGTATATGTACACCCAGACTGGGCAAAGTACAATACTATGAAAGACAAAACACAGACTATACCTCTTTATCCAAATGTAAAAGGTAAAAGATTTGTGATGCATTTTAAAGATTACGAACCAACATTTACTTACTATGGCTTACCTGACTATGTTGCTGCATTGGATCATATCGCAGTTGATTACGAAATCGGCAAGTGGAATCATACAAAATTCCAAAATGGTTTTCAGCCATCTGCAATCGTTGAAATCTCTGGTGACATGGGTGAACAAGAAGCGAAACAACTGGTTAAAGAAGCACAGAAAAAGTTTGTTGGAGAAGGAAACAATGGAAAAATAATGTTTATTGTAAAGAATGGAGATACTTCACCTGCGAATGTTTCTATTATAAAAGATGACCAAGATGGTAGTTGGTTAGATTTACAAAAGATTACTGACCAAAATATTATTACTGCACATAGATGGCAACCTGCACTTGCAGGTATTGTTAGTTCTGGTAAGATGAACAACACAGGTAGTGAGATTAGAATTGCATATGATATGGCAATGACAACTGTAATTAAAGATACTTCAGATTTAATTTTAGATGGTATAAAAGATATACTAAATAAAGAGATGGGTTTTATCTCAGAAGAATTATTAATACAATACGAGCCACCAGTATCATTTGCTACTCAGCTTGATCCTACTAAGATACTTACTATAAACGAGCAGAGAAAAATGTTAGATGAAGATTTCCCAATGCTAGAAGAGGGTAATATGTTCTTGACAGATAGAGAGCAAATTATTGTTACAAGAGATGATGATGGTGATGGCAAAGGTGATAGTGAAGAAGAATTACAAGTAACTGAAGTAGAATCTCAAAACCAAGAACAATAATATGGCAAACGTAAATCAATACATACCTTTAGTAAATGCAGGAGAAGTTATCAGTAATAGTTTTACAAATGCTAATACAGACCCTGCATTAATATCTAATAATACTATTCTGCTTACAGAACTAGCACATCTAAAACCAGCTTTAGGTAAAAAGTTTTACGAAGAATTAAAAACTCAGCACAATGATGGTACACTAACTGTTGCTAATCAAACTTTAATGGATGACTTTCTTACAAGATGTCTTTGTTGGTTTGTAAGATTTGAGGTAATTAATGAGGTACAGAGTAATAGTAGTAGTATGGGTATTGTACACAATGTAGATGAGTTTGCTACTATAGTAGATCCTTCAGAGTTAAATGCATACAAGCAAGACACATACAGAAAGTCTGAGATATATTTAAAAGATATGTTAGACTACATGGAAGATTCTGACCAGAATGGTTTATATCCTACATACGAATCAGATAGACCTGCTAGGGGTTATGCTTACAAAAATCATGGAATAATAATGTACGACAGTATTTACTCACGACCAAGAACGTACAATTACAATAGTTGGAAAGATTTCTGTCATTGTGATGACTGTTAAAATATAAAGATATGCCTTGTTACGAATGTGAAAATGGAATGTGGAGATTTGGAGAAACTGGTAACTGTCAGTATGATTCTAAAGAATCGTGTGAAACTGCCAACAAA